AAGTTCGATGGAAGAGTTCACGAAACAATGCAGGCTGCACAGATCCTTGATTCTGTGTTCGAGTTCAGACCTCTGATTGGGACTGACACTATGTCGAATAACGTCATGGGTAACCCCACCCTTCAGAAGGTTGAAGCTGGTGTAGAACCTCTCGGTAAGAAGATCGAGACAGGTAAGAATATCGTCCAGGTTAAGACCCCGATTATCGCTCGTGTGGTTGAAGCTATGCTTCCCGCCGTGCAGGATCACCTGGATATCAAATCCCGTACCCCGGCTAACTTCGGGAAACGGATCGCTAAGTCTCTTGATGAGGTACTGTTCGTGCAGATTGTTAAGTCTGTTCTGTATGATGACGGTGACGGTGAAGGTACTGGCGGGATTCTCCCTAAGGGTACTAAGGTAACCTTGGATACTGCTGGCGATGAAATCGTTGCAGCTGATCTTACCACATCCCTGTACAGTCTGTCTCAGGCCCTCGCTGAGGGTGAGATTGAAATGTACGACGGTAAACTTTACATGGCTCCTGCTCAGTACTTCACACTGTTGAAGAACCAGGATCTGCTTGATGCCGATTTCAATAAGCCTAATGGGTCTTATGCTCATGCTTCTATTGAAACCGTTTCTGGTATGCCTATCGTTATGACGAATAGGATTTCCCAGGCAGAAGATACAGTAGCATCCCCGGCAAAGACTGACTCCACGGCAGCCCTCTATGGGTCTTCCTACGAGACTTCCGCCACGGAAGCTAAGGCTGTAGCACTGTTCGCTACACCTGAGAGCATCATGGTTGCTCAGAGTATTCCTCTGACTTCTGATGTGTATTGGGATAAACGTCTGCTCTGCTGGTTCATCGATTCCTATCTGGCAATCGGTGCAGCCCCTGACAGAACTGACGTAAACGGCGCTATCTTTAAAGCGTAATCAAACTAGCCCTCGGTGTAATAACCGGGGGCTTTTTTTGGTCTTTTAGGAGGAGCACAATGGAACAAACAGAATTAACAGTCGTGAATTCATTACTGCAAGTAATCGGGGAATCTCCTCTGAACGAAGTAGACCTAAGTGACCCCGATGTATTATCAGCTTTGGATATTTGGGAAGAAGTTTCAAGTAGTGTCCAATCTATCGGATACTGGTACAACACAGAGTCATGGGATCTACCTGTTACTACAGAGGGTTTTGTGTACGTACCTGCTAATGTCTTAACCGTAGTCACAGGAGATAACGATATCATAAAACGTGGTAACAGACTTTATAATCTGGATACCCATAGTTACGATTTCTCTGATGATGACACAGTGAGTGTAGATCTTACAACTAAGTGGGATCTCGAGGAGCTACCCCCGGTAGTGTTCAATTACATCCTGGCGAAATGCAAAGTTAATATGGTGGCACAGTACGCTATGGAATCGAACTTACTTGGTATACTCCTTAATGCACAGAACGAAATGTATCATAGACTCCAGGTGCAGGATCTTAAAGCACAGAATCCTAATGCTACGGCTACAGGGTCTGCTCAGGTACTGCTCCAGAATAAGCCGCAGAGGTAACTATGACAAAATACACAGGCAGAATATCGAATTTCTTACAAGGTGTTTCTCAGCAACCTGAGTTCGCAAGACGCCCTGAAGAACTCGAGAAAGTAATTAACTGTAGGAGTTCTGTTGTAGATGGCCTAGGTAACCGCCCAGGTACTTACTACATAGATGCTATAGGCACGACCGCAGAACACCGAGGTAATGCTTTTCATCATTATGACCGAGGAGATACTGAGGAGTCTTACCTGTTCAGTGTAGGTGACGGCTCTATAAAAATATACGATATAATCACAGGGACAGAGAAGACCGTAGCGACTCCTGACGGCGTTGGGTACCTCGCTGCAACGAACCCTGAGTCGGCCTTTAAGTTCTACACTAAGGCAGACACGACTTTCTTACTTAACACAGAGATCACTGTAGCCACAACTGGGACAACTGCTGCTAGTACTATATGGCAGCGGCTACTATATTGTAAACAGGTTAACTTTGGGGCTACTTATTACTTCTATGTAGACGGGGTTGAAATAGCCTCGTTCACAGCACCGACTTCTGGTGCGTTATCTACAGGAGATGTAATAGCAGGGCTTGCAACAGATATTGAAACCTGGGCTACAGGTGAGAGTGTTACGTTCGAGCATGATAACGATGTAATTTACTTAACCAAGGCCACTGGTACGTACAATACGAATACCAAAGATGGAAACAACGGGCGTGACTTGTTCTGTATTGGGAATGAAATTGGGGAGTTCAGTAATCTGTCTTCTCATGCCAAGAACGGGTACAAGGTTAAGGTAACTGGCCTGGATGAATCAGGCTATAATGATTACTACGTACAGTTTGAAACAGAGAACAGCCTGAGTATAGGCTATGGTATCTGGAAAGAATCAGCTGGCTTTGGTGTCGATACGCAATTTGATTACTCTACGATGCCTATGACGGTTACTAGGGAAGCTGGTGGAACGTTCACCCTAGAGGAAATTGATTGGGTATCAAGAACAGCCGGGGATGACGACTCGAATCCGTTACCTAGCTTTGTTGGACACACGATATCAGACTTAACGATATACCAAGGTCGCCTTGTGTTCTCCTCTAACGAGAACATAGCGGCATCTGTTGTATTCGATTTCTTTAACTTCTTTGCCCCGTCAGTCCTGAGAGTGTCAGAAGACGATCCGATTGATGTTGCCTCGTCTGATAGCCAGGTGACGAACCTGCATAACATCGTGCTGTTTAACTCAGCCTTAGTATGCTTCTCAGATACAGCGCAGTTCCTGCATCCAGGTGACAGAGGGTTCTCTAACAGGACATTCTCTTTATCATCTAAGGCGAAGTACCCGAGTTCATCTGAATGTTCTCCGGTTGTAGCAGGATCAAGTATATACTTCCCTTATTCCTTCGGGGTGTACTCTGGGGTACGGGAGATTAAATACGATCCGTTCACAGGTAACCTTGCTTCACAGCCTATCACGGAGCATGTAACTAAGTTCATTGAGGGTACAGTAAAACAGATTCAAGCATCCACAGGATACAGTAAACTGTTCGTAAGATCTGAAACGGATGACTACGGTAAAACGATTCAGCTTTATGAGTGGTATTCTACCGGAGAAGAACTCCTACAGACAGCCTGGAGTGAATGGCAGTTCGCGCATGATATCCTGTATATAGGTGTACTGCGGAATTCCTTGTATATTATTATGGACACAGGAACAGATGTGGCTATTACTCGGATGTCCCTCGCTGACGAGGATTCAACCGGGGTGGATTTTCCTGTACGTATGGATATGATGGAGGAAGTCCAAGGGGTTCCGAATTACGCGGAAAACCGTTGGGAGTTAACCAGTGACGTTTATAATTACCTGGATGATATTAAGGTAGTTGCTGGGGCTGGTACGAATCTCCCTGGGGAAGAAGTCCTGCACGGGGATACAGGGGAACTGTACACAATCAGCGCAGAACTCCAGGTACTTACCTTGTACGAATACTGGGTTAATCCTGTGTACGTTGAGGAAGGTTACGACGAGATCCCTGATCTGTATTTCTGGGTCGGTGAACCGTTTGAATCTGATGCTGTAATAACGAATCCATTTATCCGTGACGGTAGCGGAGATATCCGTGACGAGGCTAGGTTCCGTATCGGGACTATGACCTTTAACCTAAATAAGACCGGGGCTGTTACTCTGTATTGCACAAAGGGTGGCAGTACCTTCGAGAAGACTTACCGAGGTAGGATCTTAGATAGTGTCGGGGAAGAACTCGATGTGTCACCGGATATATCAGACCGGAAACTTAAATTAAGCGTACGCTCAGATAGAAGTAAGTGCGTCATCGGTATCAAATCTACGGATTTCTTACCCTTTAATGTACTCAGTGCAGACTGGTACGGTACTTACTCTAGTTCTGGTAGGCGTAGTAGATAGGGGGTAATATGGGCGAAGTAGCAGCAATAGGAAGTATCGTTGGTATCGGGTCAAGTGTCTATAGTGCCGCTAGTTCAGATGACGCATACAGAGAGCAACAGAGGGCTGAAGAAGCACGCCAAAGAAAGAACAAGGCGTTAACTCGGAAGGCTATGAGTACTCTTAAGTCACGTACGAACCGTGCGTACAAGGTATTCTATGAGCGCCGAGATGAAGCCATAGAGACATTCCAACAACGACTACAGCAAGATATAGATCTACTCAAGGAGCGTGGGGAAGATCTACGCTCTTTGATGGGCTCGAGAACCGCCGAGGATATCAGTACAATAGACGATAGAACCTTAGCGGCATTGAATAGAGTTGGTGTAAGAACTCAGGAAGATCTGAGTGAACTTGATGCACGGACTCTTGAACAGTTCGGCTTGATGAACAAGGCCAGACAGCAGAGTAAACAGAATTCAATTCATGCTAAGATCCAACGGAACATGGCGATTAAGCAAAGTGCTATGAAGGCTCGTGGAGAGTCTATGGTGCAGGCTGCTGCCACAGGTTCAGCTGGGCGACGTATCAAATTGAACCTGAATAGAGAAACAGGTCAAATCGAGGCTGATGCTATAACGGCCTCCAGAAGACAGCAGATTGATGAGATGGCTGAACTCCAGGTTAAGTACAATGATTCCGAGAGGAACCTACAGTACGCTTATGAAGCTGGGAGAGATCAACTCACAAGACGCCAAGAGGACGTAGTAACTGGTCTTACAGAGAGTAGAGAGGATGCTATCACGCAGTTAACTCGGAGGTACCTGGATGTAGCTAGGGATCTCGGGACAGCAGAAGCTGACGCTTTACTGAAGATGAGTAGAGATGAAGCAGACTTCATAACAAAGGATAGAATTAATTCGCAGGATACTCTGTATGAAATAGCGAATTATTACAAGGATACTGCTGAACGCATGCAGGATAACTTGAATAACGCTGCTCCGGTTTACTCCAATGTCCCAGGTACTACTGAAACATTGATTAAGTCTAGTATATCTGCATTGAATGCTTGGAATAAAACTGATCCGTACATCAGAGATGAGATCAAGGATATTGGTAAGAATATGTGGGATGGTGTGAGTAACTTCTTCCAGCCTAGTACCGATTGGAACTTCGGGGCTGGGACAGACTACAGTTTCGGTGCTGATACATCCTGGGATTTCACTCCGTCTGGTGGCTTCAGCTTTGCTTCTAGCCAACCGACCCCTGAGTGGGACTTTGGGGTAGGGGTAGATTACAGCTTCTAATAAGGAGAATAAATGTTCGATAGATCACAGATGGGTAACCCGTACAGACTATTGGACACCCGACGAAGCTCGGTTAAGAGCGACAGGACTTACGAGGTTCTTTCAGGATTATCCGAGCTTGTTGGTGGGGTGTTCAAGATGCAGTACGATTCCCACAAACAAGATATGGAACGACAGGCTAAGAACGACCTCGTGAATAATTCGATCAATCCAGATCTCCAGAGGCACGAGCGAATCTACGCCGAGACAGTTGCCAAAGGGCAAGCCTTAGATACCTTTAATGACCTGAAGAATAAGGTTCAGACAGGGGAATTCGATAGGATGGCCCCTGAAGATTTCCAAGAGGAAATGAACCGGCTACATGCCAGGAAAGCCTCTGAGTACAGTGAAGGTAAGTACGGGACTGAGGCCGTTGAGAAGTGGAATAACTTCTGGGTACAGCAGGAAAGTACCCTAACAGCAGGACAGGCTGGGAAATACAGATTAGCCTTAGGTAAGACCCAGGAGAAGACCTTGAGTGAGAACCTTGCGAAGATGGGGATGAATGGGAACTACAAGGCTGAGGATTATATCAACGAGGTATACAGCGAAGATTACAGTATGCTGTCTGTTGATGAACGCCTTGATTCCGCCTTGGCTGCTGCGGCTCTGAGGGCAGAACAGGGTGATGATTCCTTGCTTAAAGTCCTCGATGCAGAGTTCGAGTTCAGTGATGATCCAAAACGCTTTAAGGTCTTTGACGCAGCACAGAAGGATGCGCACAGGGTACAGCATGAGTCAGCTAAGGCTGAGTCTATGAATATCCGCAGGGCGTATAAAGAGGAAGTAGCCGCTGGTACATTGACGGCTGACTACTATACCAAAGAGGTCAAGCCTGGGGTAACTTTGGCTGACGCTCTTGATCCTGAGGGTAACCATATTGTATCATACCGAGAATTCGCTAACGATATAATCCGGTCTGATGCTAACTTTGTGAAGAATGTAAATAAGGATAGGGGCAAGGCTGCTATAATGGCAGGGAGAGATACCCTAGATTTACTCAGTAGCGACGCCTATAACGAATCTTTTGGGGAAATAGCAGCAGAGGCGTTGCAATCTACAAAGAACCCGATGGATACGTTCTTCAAGTTAGGACAAACGGCTTCAGCCCAGAGTCATAACACAGAGTTCTTCAAGAGTGTAGGCACAACCTTTGCCAGATCCCCTATGCTTGATGGCTCAGACGTTAACCAAAATACAGCAGAGTCTTATCATATCCTTGAGTCATTACGCCAAGGGTACGACAACGACGCTAAATTTTATAGGGCTGTAGGATCTGACGCAGCAGCAAAGTTCAAGATGATCCAAGATGAGTTCAAATTCACCACAGGGTCTATTGAAAACAGGACAGCCGAGGCTCTTAAACGAGTTAATACTATAAAGGAACGTAAAGAGAAAGGTCTGATTAAGAATATACAGACTATTCCGGATACTGTCCAGACAGAGATTGACAAGGCTGTTGTAACAAAGCTAGACGATAACGACAAACTGTTCCGTGTGGATAAAGCCAGAGTTGATGCTACAGAGACACAGGATGTTGTCTTTATGGCTAAACAGAGATACAAAGATCTGATTAATAACCACGGTATGTCTCAGGAATCAGCCCAGGAGCTTGCTGTTGAGCAGGTTATTGGATCGAGTATAGAGTTCGATGGTTCCTTGGTATTCACTGGTGGGGTAGCGTTTGACTTCGGTGCAGACAATGACTACACCGTACAGACCCTGAAGAATGACCCGACGATCATTGCTATGGTCGCTGAGGCGCATTCTAGTGGCTGGGAGTATAATATCCAGGAGTCCGATCTGTTCGGTAAGACAGAGCCTACAAAGGTTCCTGATTGGGATGAAGTTCGGATGATTCCGAATCCCGATACCGGATCTGTTATGCTCTTGGATACCTCGAATGAAATTATCGGGGATATTCCCCAGGAACATATCCAGGTTCTTAATGAAGCCCGTAAGCAGTACGTTGGCCCTATATCTAAAGGGATCTCGGAACTCTATGGGAAGGTCTGGCAGACCCAGGAACAATACAATACAGGCCAGGGGATTACACCCCCTGCTGCCCCTGAGACTACCTCTGAACCTGAGGCACCTGTTGAAGCCAGTAAGGTGTATCATAAGATGCCTGAGAACGTCGATGAGACTATCGAGGACAGGCCGGATACTTCACTGAAGTACAACGGAGGGGAAACTAAGGAGTGGACAGGTACACAGGTACCACCTGAACTTAACCCTGATGCGTACAAGATTAAATACGGTACGTGGAAAGAACCGCTGGATCTTGGTTGGGTTTATTCTCCCGGTGCTATGAAGATCGAGCACGTAAAGAGATTCGTTAACTTCAACACAGAGGAGAACGAGAAGTTCGCCCTGAAGATTGTTCACGGAGATACCCAGAGTGTAATGCAAGGTATTCAACCGCCCACGAAAGAACAGTGGGTTAATGCTACGGAAGAACGTAGGACGGAAATGCGGCGGGAGTACGTAGGTAAGAGTAAGGAAGCCGTTATGAATATCCTTAATACAATACAAGGGGTAAGGACTATGATGAATAAACCTAGAGCTACCGCTGATATAATCCCTGCGAATCAGGTGCATAAGTACGCCCTGTACGGCAAGAAGGCCATTAAAGCTGTAGAGGAACAAGAGGGAGAATTAACGCCTGAGCAGAAACGAGTTGTGGAACTTGAGGCGTACGTGCCTAAGAAGTATTTCGATACTAGTGGGCATTTAACGTACGGTGTAGGTCAGACAGGGAAGTACATGAATATGCCGTTTAAAGAAGCCTTCGCTATACATGAGGCAGACCTTAAAGGGTTAATCCCTGCATATGATACCTACCCGACTGAAGTACGCGCAGAGTTAATGCAGGGTATGTACCGGGGTGATGTACAAGATAGTCCTAAATTCCGTGCGTTCTTGAACGCTGGGCAGTACCAAGAAGCTGCTGACGAGTTCTTACGGCATAATGAGTATCTGACTACAGATAATGATCAGATTCGTAAACGCCTAAAAGACTTGTCTGATGCAATACGTAAACTAGAGGAATAATAATGACACTGTTCCAAGATATATACAAAAACTACGGTGACTTGGAAGCCACCTACGAGTCGCTGAAGAATATGGAAGAACTCCCTCTGGGTGATGATTCTTATAATTACACCCGAGATGAACTCATGGAACGCGGTGGCGAACAGCAAGAGGCTATCGACCGGCATAACGAATTACTTGACTCTAAACCCTCCAGCTTCATGCGCACAGTCGTAGGGGGCTGGAGGCATAATACCCTTACAGGTACCGCAGTACAATCTGCTATTGATTCCTTCAAGATGGATAGGTTCGATATCGATCAAGATTTCGATGTGAACGAGGCTTATAAATCTGTTGAGCAGGAGTTCCAGACAGAGCCTGAACGTGAGTCCTTAATGAAAGCTAATAACCAGGGTCACTTCGATGTGCTAGCCTCTAACCTCAGGGACTATCAGGAGTACAAACTTGATATGGAACGCCTCGGTGTTCCTTTGAGTTTCGCTTCTCAGTTATTCGCTGAGGTAGGGAACGTGGGTGTTAACTTTATCCCGTTCCTGAGCATAGGGACAAAGGCTAAGTATCTCTTGAAGACAAAGGATGTACTCAGGGGTGCTGCCTTACAGGGTACAGCTAACGTCGCTGAGGAGGCTCTTATCAATGAAGTGTATAATGATAGGACTATCTCAGATTACGTTGCAACGTACGCTATGGGAGCAGGATTCGCCGGTACTTTCATCGGTGGTGCTAAGCTATGGAACCAAACTAAATTCGAGGCTGGTGTCCGTGTGAAGGAAGAAGCTGACGCCTTTGCAAAGCATGTAATGAAAGAGAAGGCTGATGAGTCCTTAGCTACCGCCAAGAACGGGCCGAAGCCTGAACGAGACTGGGTTGATTCCTCGCACCTTAGGGACGCTGAAGGTAACCTTAAGCCAGTAATAAAGCACGCTATGGAGAAGAAAGGTTATAACCCTGATAGTGAATTCGATATCTGGTTACAGAGATATGAATCAGAGGGGTTAGTCCCGAGGGTGCAGAAAGTTGCCCAGGAGAAATTAAATCTCCAAGGGTTCGCCCAGACGTTACATGGATCAGAGAATCCTGCGTTCAGGGCTCTAGGCCGAGCGTTCTTTGAGCACGGCGAAGGTGGTACTGGGGTGCATAAGGAACTATCATCTGCTCTAGAAGCAACCGTGGAAACAAACCGGCTGTTCTCGAATTATAACAAGAGTTACCTTGAGCATAAAGCCGTGTTCGCTAAAGAGGCTGAGGCCCATGGGATTCCTATGAAGGAGTTCGATAGGATAGCTTATCGGTACATCGACGGAGAGGGTGCTATAGGATACGACGGGACATTAAGACGCCCAGGAGATTCTAGGTTAAATGACATCCTAGAAGACTTCCGGTTAACTTATGAGAATCAGAATAAGAAACTCGTACAGCACCTAAGAGAAGCTGGTGTAGCCGAGGCAGATCAGTTCGGTGAATCCGCGCATCTGTTCCGTAGGTACGACGGAGAACAGTTCCTTAAATTAACACAAGAGATAGGTAGTGCTAAGCCTATCAAGAAGTTACTCCAAGAGAGTATCACAAAGAGTGGTGGTTTTAAGGATTACAGCCAAAGATACCTTAAGCGTATCGATGATGAATACAAGAAGAAACTCAAGGCGCACGAAGATGCCTTGAAGAAACTCGAGGGTACTAAGACTTCCATCGAGAGTCAAATCAAAGGTGCTGCTGATCCTACGGTTAAGATGCAGGCCCAGGCCAGACTAGAGAACGTCTTGAAACGGATTGAAGAACGTCAGGCTAAAGCCCCGGAAGAACCTAAGGTTGGTACCATTGACGTAGATGGTGTAATCAAGCGTGCAGCTGAGGCCGTGTATAACAGGATGCTTCGTAGGGGTTATGAACATCAGGCTGACGCGAATCTCTTGAGTGCGAATAATCAATCCCTTCTTATTCAATCTATGGAAGACTTGATTGCAGAGGGTGGGATGACTAAAGCTGATCTCGATCATGTCAAGGGTGTACTCGATACAGCCGGGAGAGATCTTAAGAGTGATCCAACTAAACGTCGCCTGACTATGGACATGAATGTATCTATAGCTGTTGACGGCAGAGAGATTAAGATGACAGATCTCCTTGACGTTGACCTCGGTGCTGGTTATTTATCTACTGGGAGATACTGGGTAGGTAGAGCAGCCCTGGCACGCAAGGGGGAACACTTTGCTTCAGAGGAAGCGATTGAGAAGTCTATTTCAAGAGCCGCTGAGTTAGGGGCAAAGAAATACAAGATGAAAGGCAAAGACGTTCAGAAACAAGCTGACCTTATACGTAAGGGAGTTGAGTTAATCAAAGGACGTCCGGTTGAAGATATGTCTGCAACCTCGAGTGTAATTATGCGGAACATCCGAAAGGCTGTGCAGAATGCAACCCTAGGTAAACTAGGGATCGTACAGGCTAGTGAAACTGGTCGTATGATTGCGGCGGTCAATGCTAGTATGAGAATCCCTATGGTTAAAGAACTCGTTAATAGTATAGCTACAGGTAAGATGGACGCAGGTAATATGAAAGAGATTCAGGATTACCTCGTTGGTAACATCGGGTACCGTAGGTTCATGAATCACCCTGACTTCAGGGCTGATGACTTTGGTCACAGGGTTCATCCTATAGAGAAGTTCCAAGATAAGATGGGTTATTATTTATCAATGGCTTCTGGTTGGAATAGGGTGCATGTGGCGCAGACTAGGGTTCTTATGAACGGTCTGACTCAGAAGTGGTACAGAGAAGTTATGGATGGTACCTTCAAAGAAACTCAGATGCGTGACTTAGGTGTAGACGATCTGCTGTTGAAAGACCTGAAGACAGAGATGCAGAAGCATGCAAGAAAGATCGAAGGTCTTGATGGGCAGAAGTCTTACGTCGAGTTAGGTGTCGAGAATTGGGAACCAGCTACCCGTCGGAAGTTCGCTATGATGCTCCATAGAAAAGCCTCGAACGCTATTCAGATGATTGAAGTGGGCGAGACTCCTATGTGGCTGAATACCGCTATGGGTAAATTCCTGGGACAGTTCAGGACATTTAGTATCGGGGCGTTGTCTAAACAGACGACCAGAGATTACAAGATGCTCCGTGAGGGTGACACTGAGGGGGCCGTAGCAATGGCCTTTAACGTTGCTACATCGACTATGGCGAATGCTGTAAAGATCGGGTTCGCTGCTGCTACAATGCAGGGTGAGCGCAGAGATGAGTACCTGGAACGGGCCTTGAATCCTGTGAACTTAGCGAATCAAACTCTATCGTACGTGAGTCAGTTGTCTCCCTTGATGGACGCAGGGAACATAGTAGCTGATACTTTAGTCGGTGGAGGATTCATGGGCGGTAGGTACGGTATTACATCGGCTGCCCCTGGGTTAAGTTATATAAACAAAGGGTACACCGGGATCTCTGGGACTTTCTCCGCTATGTTAACAGACGAGGAAATGACCGCAGCAGACTACCGGGGTGTATTCGGGATGATCCCCTTTGCTAATAACTACGCCTTTGAAGCACTTAATAACGCCTTGGTTATTCCTGGCGCATTTGGAGAGGATTAATATGTACAGTATAAATGAATTCACAAGCGACGGTGTAACCGCTGTTTACTCCTTTACTTTTTCAGGGGCGTATCCAGGGTACATTGATAGGGATCATGTAAAGGTCTACTATGACGCTGTGTTACAGGACAGCGGGGCATGGTCTTGGACAGATGATGTCAAGATAACCCTTGATCCTGTACCCGCTGCTAACGTCGTGATAAAGATAGCAAGAGAAACACCTATAACAAACGCCCTGGTAGATTACACAAGTGGTGCTATATTGAACTCAGCTAACCTAGATAAGTGCAGCCTACAGTTCCTGTATCTAATGCAGGAGCTTGTGGATAAGCCTATTAGTCTTGCTGACGATGGTACCCTCGGTGTATTCGTTACATCCGTTGGTGACGCTATGGCTAAGGCCCATGTCCAGAACACAGACTCGGGAACAACCGAGGCATCTTTCCAGATTGATTCTGATAATACTGTGAACACAGGGCCTACCCTAGAGAATGACGAAGGTGACCTCCTGGTTACCACTGAGGCCGAAAAGACGTTAGAGTTAGTAACATTAGTTTGGGATGACCTCAGGATTTCTCCAGGTTCTTTCGACAGACCTGGTACATCAGACCCAGCTTACCTAGGATTCCAGCCTGGGGGATCTGGTACTTCTTTCGAGGTACTAACCTTTGACGCAGAGGAATACGTTACATTCGCCGTACAGTTACCGCACGGGTATGCTGAGGGCGAGGATATCGAAGTTCATGCGCACTGGACACCTAGGGATAGAGGCGTGGCTGAAGATGCTAAGACGGTAGCCTGGAAGGTTGATTACACCTGGGCGAACGTCAATGGAGTATACGGAGTATCGGCTACAGCAGATTTGACTGATACCTGTACGGGTGTCGATGATGCGCACCTGGTGACACCGAGTGTCGTTATAAGCGGCACAGCTAAGACTATCTCCTCTATGCTTATAGGGAAGATGTACAGAGACACAGGAGATACCTGGGTAGGAACTGGGGCTAATGCGCCTGCCTTACTTGAATTGGATTTCCATATACCGCTGAATACAATTGGATCGAGACTGCAAGGAGCTAAGTAATGCCTAATGGAAACGACGTAGCGTACAATCAAGATTGGTGTAAAGAGAGACATGAGAAATTAGACAGTCGTATGGATTCCCTGGAAAATAAATTCTGGGGAATCATTATACTATTGATGATGAACTTGTCTGGTATAATCACTGTAATCTACACAGGAGGTTAATATGGTAGATACTGCAACTAAGGATATAATCCTTGGGGAACTTCATAAGGCTATCGCACAGAGATTAAAGCTCCATGTTAATGACGTAGAGAGTGATCCTCGGTATGTCCAGATGGCAATTAAGTTCCTTAATGATAATGGAATTCATTGCGTCCCTACCGAGACAAACGAAATCGGTGAACTCGATAAGGCCCTCGAGAAACGTAAGCAACGCTTCGGTGGTAACGTCGTAGATATAGCCGAGAAAACAGCTAGGGCTATGGGAGATGAGTAATGGGTTATACATACAGGATTACTAAGGGTGCACCTTTAACGCATGCTGAGATAGATGAGAACTTTAGGTACACCGAGGAGATTTACGACGGGATTCCTACAGCAGGGGCTAATCAGATAGCTCTGATTGAAGCTGCTGGTGACGCTGAGTTAGTCGATGTTGCCGCTGCCGGGGATGCAGAGATCGTTGATGTAGCCGCTGCGGGTACAACTCAGATCGGTCTAGTAGCAGCAGCAGGTGACGCTGAGTTAGTAGACATAGCAGCAGCCGGTGACGCTGAGTTAGTAGACATAGCAGCCGCAGGGGATGCAGAAATAGTTGATGTCCAGGCGGCTGGTACAACTCAGATTGGCCTTGTAGAAGACGCTGGTGACGCTGAAATACTTGCTATAGAAAGTGTCATAGATGATAAAGCTGATAAAGTCGCTGCCGCTACTGATGGAAATCTCGCAGGGCTGGACGCCAACGGTAACCTAACAGATGCCGGAGTAGCTCCAGGCGACAAAGCAGATAAGGTAACAGGAGCAACGTCTGGTAATATAGCGGAGCTTGATGCCAGTGGGAACCTTACTGATTCTGGACATAAAATTGGGTTGGCCGCAGGGGATGCACTCCAGGCTGACCAAACCGAAGCCAGTACCGCAACCGC